CGGAGCGAGGGTCGACACCTGCGATAGCCGCCAAGATACTGGGTCAAGCCAGCTTGGGTAGAGTCGTTACTCGATACATCTCTTGACAGTATCGCCACTTGTGGCGTTGGTCGTTCTATGGATAAAAAACAAGCTTGCAACAATAAGTTATACATAAGTTATATTTACCGACTTTATGTAAGTATAGGGTTTATCCCTATATACCTTATTATTAAGTAAACTTAACCTAGCATTGTTTTTAACAAGGGGGAATTATGAAAACATTTAAATGGGTTGTAGAGTTTGAAGTAATAGAAACTTGGGTAGAAGATGGTTTTGATATTGATGAAGATAGGGCACAAGATATGCTTGCTAATGCCTTACCTTTTGCTTATGGGCATGAACTTAAAGCTAAAGTAATTAAAGCTCCTGACCCAAAGTTGATAGAAAAAGCCCAAGCTGCATAACTTACCGCCCCTACGGGGGCTTTTTACGGGGAATTTATGACGACCTTTACTACTAAGGACAGACTTAATGCTTATAGTCATTACAAAATTTATGACGAAAATGGCGAATTAATGCGTACAGTAAAGACTAAGCATGAAGCTGTACACCTTACTCAGACTTATACCGATTGGTCATACCAGTTCGTAAAAGCCCAAAAAATTGATTTACCTGACGCACCTTTCTGATGAGTGCTTGGTTAATTATTGTCACAGGTGTGATTTACGGATACATAGCTGTCGAGCAAGGCTTTAAGGGTAATATGCCTATGGCGGTGGTGTATGGCGGATATTCAGTAAGTAATTTTGGTTTGGTTTTTTTAGTTAAATAGGGGGATGTGTGGAGTTTGAGAAATTTTGGATGTATTGGCCCAAAAAAGTGGCTAAAAAGAAAGCTGAACACGCTTGGTCTAAGCTCACACAACTTGAAAAGCGTGAAGCCTTAGAAGCCTTGCCTAAACACCTAAGATACTGGCAGATTAAACAAACTGAAATTGACTATATCCCGTACCCTGCATCGTGGATTAACGGGCTTAGATTTCAGGATGTTTTGGACATGACCCCACCTAAACCAAAGGTTGATAGGTCATGGATGTTTAGCCAACAAGGTATTGAGAACAAAGCTAGAGAACTGGGTATTTTAGGCAACGGGTATGACAGCTACGAAACCTTAAAGAAAAAGTGCATGATGCGTATGGGTATGGAGATTGAATGATTGTGCTTCCCATAAAATCCGAAGAATCATACCCGTGGCTGTTGCAAAAACATTACGCTAAACGAATACCGCAGATTATGTACGCTTTCGGTTTGTACGAAGAAAATCAGCTTGTTGGCGTTGTAACTTATGGAATACCAGCTAGTCCATCGTTATGTATGGGAATTTGTGGCAAAGAATGGTCGGATAAAGTTTTGGAACTAAACAGGCTTTGTTTGCTAGACAACAGCAAAAACCAATCTAGCTTTCTTGTAGCTAATTCTATTAAACTTTTGCCCAAACCAACGATTGTGGTAAGTTATGCCGACCAAGCACAAGGTCATGTTGGCTATGTGTATCAAGCTACAAACTTTTTATATACTGGTGCTACCAAAGAAAGAACCGACATGGGTGGGCGTGACGGCAAACATAGTAGGCATAATAAAGACCCATTAATTCGTGTATTTAGAAGCTCAAAAAATAGATATGTTTATTTTCATGGTAATAAAAAACATAAAAAACTGATGCGTAGTTTGCTTAAATATAATGTTTTGCCTTATCCAAAAGGTGATACAAAAAAATATGATTCAGGGGGTATTGTTGAATCACAGCAATTATTGTTTGCATGAACAAGCATCAATGTGCAGTAAGGCAGTTGTGTAAATGGCGACATCAATGGGGGTTAGCAAAGTTTAGGGAATATCTATCAAAATACCAAATTGATAGTGATTTACTAAATGGCTTTGCAGACCAATGGAAAAAAGGTAATAAAGGTAATTGGGGGGAATGGATTGAATGAGTTGGCTCTTTTCGCAGGTGCTGGTGGTGGAATACTTGGGGGAAAACTGCTTGGATGGAGAACAGTCTGTGCAGTCGAATGGGAATCCTACCCAGCAAGCGTATTGCTCGCCCGACAAAATGACGGAATACTCCCGCCTTTCCCGATTTGGGATGATGTTCAAACCTTTGAAGGAAACCCATGGAGAGGAATTGTTGATGTCGTATCGGGCGGATTTCCATGCCAAGACATCTCCGCAGCCGGTAAAGGAGCAGGCATTGACGGAGAGCGGTCAGGAATGTGGAAAGAGATGGCAAGGATTATTAGCGAGGTACGACCCCAATACGCATTTATTGAGAACAGTCCAATGCTCACTATTCGAGGACTTGAATCAGTCCTTGCAGACTTGGCCAAGATGGGGTTCGATGCAGAATGGGGAGTGCTTTCAGCAGCCGATGTGGGAGCAAACCACCTCAGAGAACGAATTTGGATTGTTGCCAAACGGGGTGGACTTTTTCCACACGCCCAACACGACAGGATTAGATGGTGGGAGCAACAGTCGAAAAGCTTTAAAGAAAAGAATGGAAATTTGGCCAACTCCTGTAACAAGGGATTACAAGGACACAGGCAGTCAGGAATCAATGATGAGAGCCAAACAAAAAAGGCAATCTCCGGGTGTGGCATTAATAATCGGTGCGGAAACTGGTGGAAAACTGAACCCAACATTCAGCGAGTGGCTGATGGGGTGGTCGCTAGGGTGGACAGACTTAAAGCCATTGGAAATGGACAAGTGCCATTGTGTGCAGCAACCGCTTGGAACATCCTTAAAGGAAGATTAGATGAAAGATTATGACCCACACGAAGCAATAGACTTTATCTTTAAAACAGCACCGCAATACGCTAAGGCCTGTGGTGAGCTTGCCCAACTAGAAGCATTTAGGCACAGTTTAAAAGCTATTAAAATGTCGCAGACTGACGAACAAAGTCTAGGTGGTCAAGAACGAGAAGCCTATCGCAGTCAAGACTACCAAGACTTATGCAAAGCCATAGGGGTAGCAACTGAGCAAAAAGAAGCCCTTAGATGGCAATTAGAAGCCGCCAAGATGCGATTTGAAGCATGGCGTACCCAACAAGCGAATGACAGAAATTTAGAAAGGTTGACCCGATGAGAGAATTTGCCGAAGTATTCTTAGACCTAACCCGTACCATTAAACGGGTGCATGAACTTAAACTTAAAAATGACCATACCGAAGCCTATTTGTTAAGTTGCGACATAACAGACTACGCCCAAGAACTAGAAGATGTAATGCAAAAAGATGCAAACATTCAATAAGATTGTTGGTTTATAATAAACAAAACCCCAAAGGTTCTGACAAACCAATGGGGCTTCTGACCACCACAATATAGAGGTATTGCTATGGCTGACCAAATTTTAACTCAAGAAGAATTACATAGGCTATTTGATTACAAAGATGGTAATTTGTATTGGAAAGTTAGAACATCAATAAGAGTTACTGTTGGTAAAAAAGTTGGTTGTAAATTTAAAAACAATTATATTTTTACAAGAGTAAACAAAAAATTAATAGCATTGCATAGGATTATATTTTTATACCATTATGGTTATCTTCCAAAATTAATTGACCATATAGATAAAAATTCATTAAACAATAAAATTGAAAATTTAAGACCATGCACTAGGTCAGAAAATGCTTTAAATTCAAAAAGACCATCTAATAATAAAAGTGGCGTAAAAGGTGTTTGTTGGCACAAATCTGCACAAAAATGGCACGCAAGAATAAATTTAAAAGGCAAACAATATCATTTTGGTTTTTTTGAAAAATTGGAAGATGCTGAAAATGTAGTAAAAAAAATGAGAGCTGAAATACATGGAAATTTCGCAAGTCATGGTTAAATTAATGCGTAATCCATATGCATCACACATCAATTATGGTGCGTTCTTAGGACTATTGCCTACAAACCCACATTTCTGCCCCAGTAATATTGATGGGATTGCAGAGCGTAAAGGCAAGTTCTTGGTCATGGAGTGGAAACGCCCTAATGAAAAAGTAAGCGAGGGTCAACGCAGATTACTGCAAGCCTTTGCTAAAACGCCTAACTTTACTGTAGTTATTGTGCAAGGCAACACAGATGACGGCTTAGTAATCCAAGACTATTGGCAAGTCCAACCATACGGGTCATGCGTTAAACTCGGCACAGGGGTGGATGAATTTAAAGCCTTTTATACGATGTGGTACGAATACGCTAATGAATAAAAAAGAAAAGAAACTAAATGACAATATTGCAAAACTTGGTTGCGTCTTATGCTACCACTTGGGCTTCAATGACACCCCCGCAGAGCTTCACCATGTCAGACGATTCGGTGGAAAGCGGTCAGAAGCACCAATTCTCCCCTTATGTCCCGAACATCATCGAGGTGCTACAGGTGTGCATGGACTCGGAGCAAAGGGATTTGAACGATACCACGAAGTTGAGTTCGATACCTTACTAGGTATAGTCAAAGCTCTAATGGGTCAAAACCAAGCTCGGTAGCTACCGCTTTAGCCCGATTCCTAAAGGTCTTATCGTGCTTAGTCCACGCTTGGGTGGCAGTATTCCACCGACTAGCGTGAATCATTTCATGGGCCATAGTCCTAATTACTGTGTCTAAATGCCCACATCTAGCGTCAGATATAGTAATCGTATGGGCGTGGGACTCCCCATCGTCATATAGATATGTGCCCATAGCGTCAAAGTCGCTATCCACAATAAACTTACATTCTTCAGGTAGGGGCAAATCCCAAGACGCAAACGGCTCGCAGCAATACAGCATTGCATAAATGTTTTCGATAATCTTAGGCGTTATTTTCATACTTCTAATATCTCACCACGAAATTCTACTTCGTTTTCTCCACATACTTGAATCATCTCAGGCATTAAAAGTCTGCCACGCTCCCACGAAGCCATTACAAACCCTTGCCGCCAATCCTTTGCATTGTCCTCTGTGTAGCTAAAGCTATCTGCATTAATATCGGCTAAAGTGCCTGTTTGCACACCCCAATAGGTCTTTTGGTCAAAGGTGGATATAGGACTTAGAGTCAAGACATGGGTATGCCCAGTAAAGATATTACTAAAACTGGCTTGAACATTGTTATAACCTGCGTATCTACCGCCCTTATGCCTGTGTTTAATTACAGTATCCTCATTGACCCAAAACGACCAACAGGTTTCCCAATGGGGAAAATGGTACTTTAAATTAAAGCCATCCACCCCCGAAAACTCAGGGGCACGAGCCACTAAAGCTGACTCATAACGCATATCGTGATTACCTAGAGTCCAAATCAGCCGACAGCCCGATGGTCTAACTTTTTCAATAGCGTCTAAATGCGTCTTACAGTAGTTTAGTTCGTCTAAAACGCTAGGTTGGCGGTCATAGTTAATCTTTGGAAAACGACTCAATACAGCCCCATCAAACGCATCTCCGTTACAGATAATGGCTTTGGGCTTGAAATGCTCTATAAACTTAATTAAGGCTTTAAACCCTGTAGTGGTGCAATCAGTAAAGTGGGCATCAGAAAATATAATGACTCGCCCTTTTTCTAGCTCCATACCTCGTCTAACGCTATGGGTAGTGGCATCTAATCGTTCTTGTAACAGTTCTTGGCGTTTTGCCTTTTCAGCCCTAGCTCTTTCAATATATTCTTTGCTTTTTTCTACTTTGTAACTAATGTCGGTTACTAAAGATATGTTGTGTCTTATCTCTACTGACCGCCTACGATTCATAACTGCCCGAACACCTATGCCTAAATGTTCTGCCAATGCTGTAGGGCTAGGATATTCTTGCCATTTCTCTATAAATATGTCATCACTAATGTAATCACCATACTGATTTTTAGCCATATAAGACCCTAATCGTGATAAAGTTAGCATATATTAACCGAATATTGTTAATAAACAATGGCATACGCTAAAAGAACTGACATAAATCAAACCGAAATAGTAAAAACCCTAAGAGATGCGGGTGC